AGGCTTCCATATCTTTCTCTACCGATTACTTCACCGACGCCCCAGAGAGAGCTACTATCTCTAAAGCCAATAGAACTGTACAAGGGGCCTCTGATAAAGATGGAAAACCTGTATCTTTTGTTTTATATAAGGGGAATACAGATGGGAATATTATATTTGATGTAAGTAGTGTAGAGGATTTAGATTTCGACGTTGACTCGAATAACTTAACACAAAGTAACTTCTATTTATTAGAAGGGACTCTACAAGAAGAGGTTCACACTTTTAGTACAACTGATGAGGAGTTTAAAATGAACCTTGGTGTAGCTCCTGTTGTAGAAGGCAGTATTACAGTTTCTTCTGCCGATGGTACTTTATGGCAAGAGATAAACTCGTTATACTTAGCATCTTCTACACAAGCTGTGTTTGAAAAGACATATGACGAGCAGTATGGAGTTACCTTAATGTTTGGAAATGGCACAAAAGGAAAGAAACCTACCCCCGGTGTAGATGCTAAAGTGTTTTATAGAGTTGGAGGAGGCGAAAGAGGAAACATTGCTAGAAATGTTATAAACATGTCTGTAGCAACTACTAAAAATACCGGCAACACAGGTAACGTCACAGTAATTAACAGCTCTAAAGCCACTGGAGGTCGAGATAATGAAACTGTAGAACACGCTAAGAAATACTACCCACATGTTTTTAAATCCCAGCATAGGTGCGTAACAGGAGAGGATTATACTGCGGCAGCGAATGACTATTCTTCCACAAACGGAACCATAGGTAAAGCAATGGCAGTTCTACGGAATAATGGCGCAGGCGCAAACAACATTGATATTTATTGTTTAGCTAAAGCATCCCAACTCCAATTAGAGAGATGTTCTTTACTTCTTAAAGCCGAACTACTAGACCACCTTAATAATTTGAAAATGATGACAGATGAATTAACTATTGTGGACGGAGTTATTCGAACTTTGGATTTAAACTGTACCCTTCTGGTAGATGAGGCTGACACGTACCGAAGAAATGCGATTAAACAAGATGCTGCGGATGGTCTTTTAAGATACTTCGATGTAGACAATAGAGAGTTTGGAGAAGCACTGTCTCTATCTAAGTTACAAAATTATATGAATGATATTCCTGGAGTTCGATACTTTAAAGTTGATAACTTTCCCGGCGATATTTACGCAAACCTCAACGAAATTATACAGCTCAACAACTTTGAGATTACAGTAGACATAGTTTAATGGCAAATCAAAAGTTTAACTACATAGATTCAATTACCCCTCTTGTACCTTCCATGTACATAGATAGGGAGAGTGTAAGCTATGGTTCAACTGAAGAGCTAAGTTATAAAACCCTCTCGTATTTTTTAAAGTTGGTTGGGGACGCTAGTTCTTTATTTGAATCTAGTTCTATTAACAGTGTCGCCCAACTTCAATCTAAATTCGTACCTGGAAACAAACTAACCCGAGTAACGCCTGATATTGTTAATAATTATCTTTTAGCTCCTTTAGGTAAGCAGTGGGAAGACTTTTCGGCATCCTCTGAATTCGTAACCTTCATGGAGGCTAGTGGTTTATCCTCTATAACCTTAAGTCCTAGCTACAGCACTAACCAAATGTTTGCTCTGTGGTTTTCTGGAAACGAAGGTACTATTCCTGGTGTCTCATCACTGTACCCTGAGGTAAGTACTGTTGGGTTAGCTCAAAACAAACTGCTTGAAAAGTTTGGACTACTTCATATTCTGAATAGCTCGGGCGCGACTATAGTATCTAAACATGCACAACATACGGAGCTAAGTTCTTTAGCCTCTAGTCTGTGGACTGAAAACTTATATGGTGGAAGCTCTGTGGACGAAGAAGCTTGCCTTCACGTTCTATCCGAGTATATTTGGAAAAACAGAGAGTACTCTTATGCGAATCTAGATGCTGAGAAATACATCCCTCATGAGTTCCTATCCTCCACAGCGCAGGTTTCGGGTGAGACCTACCTCTCAGGTACACAACTATTAGACGCATACAAGACATCGTTATCTTTGTGGTTGAACAAGAACATGGACTCCTCTCCCATGGTACAAAACAGCTTGGATGTTTATTTATCGTCAACTTTAATACCTACGAAGTTCGCCAACAGTGGCTCTCTTAATAAATTTTTAAGAGCACTAGGATACGCTTCATATGATATCCACCATGTAGTAGACTCCCTAAGTGACCTTATTGACATTAACAACTGCCCGGCTGAGTTTTTAGATTATTTAGCAACCTTAATTGGGTGGAAGTTAATTGGAACTAATGCCTCTGAATGGAGACAACAGCTAAGAAATGCCGTTACTTCATACAAAATGAAAGGTACTGCTTCCGGGTTAGACGCTGTAGTCGAGTATATTTTTGATAGAGATGTATTCTTTCCTACCAGTGGACTTACTGAGACATGGGAGTCATACCTTCCAAACCTTCTTTATTACGTTCTTAAGACTGAGTCTTTTATGGCATCGGCTACCGCTGATGACATTAGCGAATGGGGTAAATTCTGGAGACGTTCTGGAAATATAAAAGTTAATTATGACTCAGAGAGTGAAGACAACAATATTCGATTTGCGGTTGATGTACTTTTACAACACTTAGACAATGTACATAAGCTAATACACCTCAAAGGTAAACACTGGAAAGACAGTGATATGTGGAAAGGGATACTTAATAACCCTAATTCAGCAAACGGATTTAACCACCGTGGTAAAATTGTTGCCGTCCCACCCTGGGAAAACGATAGATTTTATTCTGATTCATACGTTACTTTGGAAGCCTTAGGAACGCTCTCTTCTGTTTTAGTAAGAGCATCCGACCAAGGAGGACTTGGTGTCACCCACGAAGCCAGTCAATATATAACCGATTTCTGTAAAGCTAATCTTGGATTAGACCAACTTCCTCCATTGCCTGGAGATAGACCGAGATTTAAGTTTCTCACATCTTCTTTAGCTGTAGCACCTAATACAAGTTCCTTGCCTTTGCAAAGTGACAGGTTTGAAGATACTTCTAACTTAAGCGACTACTGGAACAGAAAGTCGTCAGTAATGGTTTTAGATATTAATGCCTTAGACGCCGACTTCCGCCAAAAAGGAAACTCCAAACTCAACTTGGAAAACCTTAGAATGCTACATCAAGTGTTTAGAGATTTTGTTCCTCTTAGGGTTATGCTTAATACGGTCATTACAAATAATCTAGCAGACGGGGGAGGAAGCCAACAGCAAAACGATGGAATTTTTGATGGTTACGGTTGGGGTACTGGAGGATTGTTACCCTCTGGGATATTCTGTATTCAAGGGGATTACTCAAAACAGGATTCCGCACTAGAAATTGCTAACGAAGCATTTGCCTCTGGTTTTCAAGGAGTACAAAGTGGAGACGCTAGTGCAGGCAGTTTCCAAGAAGGCCGATACGTTCCCGATGTAAACGCAACTTATTGGGAGACTGTAGGAGCCGTACCTTCTAGAAATGTAGCTAGAGCTAGAAATCTAAGATACAACCTTCCAGGCAGATTCTTTTCAAGGAATGGAAGAAATACCCCACATACGATGGACTTTATGAACACGTATTTTTGGGGAGATACTCCTGCAACTATGGCATCCGCAGGACATTTTATTGATACTTTGTCAAAGGAAGGTTTTGGTTTTGCTTTTAGTGCATTAGAGGCTTCCTCGTACCAACCGAAAGGGTGGAACTTTTCTTCTCAAAGTTATCTTGATGTATCTTCAAGAGAGTTTGACACCTCCAATTCTATTCGAGCAAATAGAGACGGGCATGCACGACCAAGCTGGCAATCTTCCGAGACGGGTTTGTCTGCTAACTCTTGCTTTCCTTTCAGGTCTCCTGAGAAGTATGCTGTAGAGTGTAGCGCTATGGGAGCTGAGGAGCGACATCGAGTGTTTGAAATAACAAGAACAATTATTGATGTCATTTTGAAAAATCACGAAGTGTATGAGGATAGAGCACTTCTAAACTTTAATCACGAAGATTTATTAAATAAAGAGTTCGGCACCGGCATCCATCAACTTTTCAGGACGTGCGCTGAGGTGTTCCATAACAATATAGAGAACGACCTGTTTAGTGTGATAAACCATACTTTCGGGCCCTTTGTAGTGGGACATGATATTCCTCTTAGAGGGAAGGTCCTTAACGGAGATTTAGATAATACACAAGCACATACACCAGGAAAAGCCCCAGGAGTAGATGACACCATTATAACTCGACACGAGTATAAGGCTATTTTAGGAGGCGAAGGTATCCACGGTAACTTATTGTATAACTCAAGTGGCCATGTAAAGTTAATCGAAAATTATGGACTTGCGTCCGAAGGTGGTTTACATGCGTATAAGCCTGATGTAGATTCCATGTTCGGGATTAAACAGTATAGTAACGCATCCTTGCTTTCTGCAGTGGAGGTAGTAGCAAGCCCTACTTCAAAATCCTTTGCGGTACTTAATGATGTTTATTCCCCGTTAAGGGTTACAGACGA